AACCCCATCCAATACTCATGTTAACATCTTTTTCTTCAGCTAGATCAACAATATAAGTATAGTTGGTGACATACTCGTTTGAACTAAATCCATGTGGGTCATAAACAATCTTGAAACGTCCTTTATGGTAATTAGACGCTACAACTTGAAAACGAAACTTCATAGATCCAATCCAATTGCGAAATGGTAATGCTGCAAAACCACACGCTGGCAAAAACATTTCTGTTTCTGTCGACGTGACAGTAGCATTCCATAACGCTGGTGTTACCTGAATTTCAAAAAGCGCTGTCTCCTGTGCTGCCGCTGTAGGCCAAGGAAATTGAGTTAAGTAAGATTCACGTGTTGCAATTGATTTCAAAGTTAATTCATCAGTTCCAGATAAACCAACAGTACGTGGATCAATAGTCAACTCACATTTTGCATCAACAGTGAGTTTTTGCGCGGTATCAGTAACATTTGTGTTGGCCATGTTTCCAAGACCAGTGGGACGATAATAGCTAATGTCCGATATATTGTTAGGTCGAGAATAACCAAAAGTAGTAGCAATTGCATTAACTGCGCTTGCAGCTAATTCAGTTGCTCTACAATATGGACCAATTACCGGAGCACTACGCAGAGCACCTGCAGCACGGGCAACTATTGAAGCTGGTCGCGATACAGGGCCCTTACCATATTCGTCATTTTCTTTACCCATCTGAGGAGCAAGGCTCCCAGGTTCGGACGATGTGGGTACAAGAAGTTCTACATCTTCTGCCCAAGCAAAGACAGAAATTGTGACATTGTCATCTGCTCCATTAGCATGTTTCAGTGAAGTAAAACTTCTCAAATATAATTCACCCATATTTCTCCACTCCTGATTTGGTATACTCAAGTAGTTCTCATACCAAACAAAAGGTAAAATCATTTCACCTCCCGCAGAAGTAGTAGGATCAAGAATAATTTTGGGTCGTTGAGAAGATGTCACTAAATCATTAGAAAATGCAGAACGGTCTGCAGAAAAATCATCAAGCGTGTGTAATGGCTTGTAGGATAACATAGCTCTACCATAGTGAAAACCATTTCCATTGATTAGCACTTTGATGTGCATTTTAGCTCTCATCAGGTTGTAGTTAGAAATCCTATTGATAATTCGCAAGTTCTCAAAATAAAATGTCCAAGGGTCAAAACTAGCAAACAAATTCCCTCCAACAGCCCAATCATAAGTTGCGATTTTGATTGGACGTGAAAAGAAATTGTTCAAGTCTGCATCCCTATTATCAACGATTCGGAACGTCTGATCGACGTCACTAGGTACTTCGTAAGTATACGAAGGTGTCTGATCAGCAAATGTTGTAATCTGCTGTGTCGTTTGATTTGGTTGTGTTGTTACAGTAATATTTTGTTGTGTTGTGTCAGTAATTCTATTTATTTATACAATATCCAAGTGAATTAAATTGAACATGCATTGTACATTTGTTGGACGCACGAAATCCTCCCCTAAATAGGGGTAACTCAAAGAGTTGTGCTTACATCATGCAAAGCCTATAAAGTTACACTTATGTACATTTGAAACTGTTACGGTAATCCATATACATGAAGGGATGTTGCTATGCCGTAGCACCCAGGTCCCCCTGGGCTGGATTGTATTTAGCGTGCCATTCCTTAACACGATCATCGAAAGTCAAGTCTAATTCAGTGCAATAAGCACGAAGACCAGCCTCCTCTGCGACTTGTTTCATTTGTTCCCGTCGCTTTTCATATACGTCACGTCCATGATTAAACCATTCGCGGCATGCACCATCAATATTAATTGCTGCTGCTTCTTCACGCGTATTTGGTGATTTACGTGTACGCACAACTTTGTGTAAAGACTTGAAAATACTGTCTTCATTCAAAGCACCAACATGTAACCTTAATTCAGGAATATATTGGCTTTTTCGTTTTAAAAATTCCACATCATCAAAATTCATATATTCAACAAGTTCTGAGTTTTTGTCTGGCATTGTGTATTTCTGTCCATATTTTCCAAGAAACTCAGATATAGCCTTGATGTTGAATTTAGGAACTTCATCAGATGCAGAACCTTCATTGTCGTCACCATATGTCATGAAGGCAACAAAATCTCTAAAATCTAGATTCCAATATTCGGGAATCGAATAAAAATAAACTCGAACCTGAATACTACCACTGCTACCATTTCCAACAGTAGTTAAAGAATTGCCACTAATGTGACCTCCACTAATAAAACTAACCATATCACCATTAAAAGCAACATTACTAAAGACAATGTCTCCAATCATGGCTTCCATAATACGGATGTCATCAGCAGAATAGTTCATCAGTTTGGCAATCTCAACGTAAGAACCTAGAGCCGAGATAAGTGTTTGAGTAGGTAATTTTTGATCGTATTTGGAAT